ACATTCAAGCCTTCTGCTTTCCAAGCTGCTATGATCAAGCTCATGGACGAGAAGGTAGACGGCGAAAAGATGATACAGTACGCTAACGACGCATCCACGAAAGAGAATCCGTACAACTTCGAAGTCATGTTCGTTGGCGAGAACACTTTTGAAGAGAAGATTCACAAGCATCTCATCAAGAACTACACAGTTCAGTACTACGCTCTCGACAGACAGAAGAGCAAGACTCCTGAGCTGAGAGACGTGGACACTAAGCTCCTCAAGCTCGGCTTCATCGACTACATGAAGATCTGGCTCGACTGGAGAAGAAAGGTGGAGAAGCAGCTCCTAGAGCGTGACATGAGGGCTGCAATCGACAAGCAGTTCAAAGTCCTCTGCAGGATTGACGCGGCTACGAGTCTGAACGTAGTAAAAGCCTCTCTCGAAGCTGATGACACAGTAGACTACCTCGCTACTCACCTTCCGCTGCTCAAGAAGAACAGTCCGAGAGCTAGAGAGGGCGCTGAGTACATCGCTGACCTGAAGATCTCTTCTCTGAGAAAAGCAGACATCGAGAAGCTAGAAAAAGAGTCTCAAGAGTGCGTAGATCAGATCAAAAAGATCGAGAGCGACCTCGGCAACATTGACGGAGTCATCGTGAGAAAGCTAAACGATCTCAAGGAGTTCTTCAAAGAGAGAACCCTGAAAGTCTAAGCTCATCCATCTGTTCACTAAGGTTCACTAAGGTTGCCGTTCTTGCGGCAGCCGTTTTTGTGTTTTCTCGATAAATAGAATATCCAAGAAGGACAACTTATGAGCTTAGAAACTTCAATCGACGCTCTCGTCCGCGACTTCGAGATAGAAGACGTTAGAGACGAGGGAAAGACACAACCAAAACCTCAACTAGCTTCTGAAGCACAGCAAGTGACTCCGGCTCCTCCAGTCGCAGCGCAAGATCCGATGAGCTTCCTAGACGACGCTCTCGTGAACACTGTTCCAGACGCACAAGAGTCAGACGAAGATGACGAGCCGTCCGGTCCGTCAGTAGCTGAGATGAAGCAGAAAGCGAAGGAAGATCACAAGCAGATCGTAGCGCTCGAAAAAGAAGTGAAGCTCCAGAGATATGACCTCGAAGATCGCGCTTACATGAAGGCGCAGCTCAAGGCTCTCATCTCCGACAACAGAGCTGTCCTGGACTGCATCGAGTCTCAGCTGAAGATAGGCACTAACCCGCACCTCTTCGAGGTATACGGAAATCTCTCTAAGACCGTCTCTGACAACATCATGCGTCTAGCCAAGATAGACCAGATGGTGACAGACTACAAGATCGTAGAGGACAAGGGCACTGGAAACATCAAGCACGACGTGATGAAAGATCAGATGGAAGCTGCAGCAGCTTCTGGCCAGAATGGTCATGGCGCTCAGATCACACAGATCAACAACACGTTCAACTTCGCTTCCGATGAGCTTCTCAAGCTCGTCAAGAGCGCTATGCCTCCAGTTCAGAAGGTCAAAGAAGAAGATCTGCCGAAGTTCAAGCTAGAGTAGAAATTTTCTGGATAAATAAAGCAATGGGAAGACCTCTCTACACAAGATTTTCGATTTTCTACCGAATCAGCAAGAAGGACGAGTTCCTTCGAAAGCTCATCTTGAGCATCTGCAACCGCGAGGATCTGAAGGACTACGACGTGATCTACAACACGTACTCGCACACCTTCGACATACTGGCAGACGCCATACAGAACCATGACAAGCAGAGAGTCATGCTTCTGATCCTTGGCGAGAACTGCGACGCTAAGCTGAATCGCCGAATATTCGACTACCTGATGTGCGCTAACACGTTCAAGCTGTCGAGAAAGAATCTGCAAGAGGCCCTAGAGAAACAGGAGATTTGACATGTCAATTGAGAATATCAGACAGTACGTGAACGAGAGGGTTAAGCCCATCGACTTCAGCAAGATTCTGCTAGAAGACGGTCCAGATGACTCAGCTCCTCCAGCAGACGATGCAGCTCCAGCCGATGATGCGCCGCCAGCAGACGACACGGCACCTTCGGACGACGGAGGATTCAACGACACGCCGCCAGCAGATGATCTGGGAGGCGGTGGAGACATTGGCGGAGGTGGAGACCTAGGAGGATTCGGCGGTGGACCAAGCGGAGGAAGCTCAATTAGCTCAGATGATGTGCCAGGCGATGACACTACTAGCACTAATGACAAGTTCAGAGATCGTGAAGATGATCCCGACTTCAAGGGAGCGCCAGCAGGTGACGGAAGTCCCAACGACAGAGGTCCCGGTGCTGCAGGGATTTACGACTTCGACGGCGTTCTTGCAGGTCTGAACAAGACTATTCAAGCTAACGACATCGATCTAGCCGAGGTTGACGCAGCTAAGAACGTTCTAGAGCTCGTCGCCAACGGAAAGAAGCTCATCGACGATGACTTCAAGGACATTCAGAACAACGAGTCTTTCTCTGACATCGTGAAGCGCAGCATCGAGTCTGTGGACGAGAAGACGAAGAACTACGTGACTATGAAGATCAAGGAAGCTCTTCTGAACTTCCAGAACGCAAAGAAGATCGACGCCAACAAGGCTAACGGAGAAGTCGAACAAGTACGCGACATCACCGACAAGATCTGATAAATAACTTACATGACCCTTTTATGAACAATTTTTGAACAAAATGTTAACTTTTTTTCAAGAATTGTTCAAAAAAGCAAAAAATAGGAAAATTTTCCGTAATATATAAAACATAAGCCGGAGGAAATAGATGGATAAAATCGTAGAAAAGCTCAAGGCGCTCGGCCTCACAGAAGAGGACCTGAATGGACTTCAGGAATCCTTCAATGAAGCTGTTGACGCTAGAGTCAAAGCCGAGAGTAATCTCATTTCCGAGAGAGCTGAAGAATATATCGCCATGAGAGTGGACGAGCTTCTACAGGCTAAGTCTAAGAAACTCGATGAGGATGCAGAGCAGTACATCAAGATCAAGACAGCAACGATCGCGAAGAACGCTTCTATCGCACTCAACGAGAAGACGGAGGAAGTCGAAAAGGCTTGTCAGGACTACATCGCTGAGTACTTCGAGAAGGCTTTCGCGGAGAAATACGAAAAAGAATTGGCTTTGATGGAAGAGTCGATCCTCGCACAGCTTGACCGTTATCTTGACTACGCAATCGTAGAGAAGATCTCACCAGATCAGATCAAGCAGGCCGCTGTCAACGAGACATTCGCCCCGATCATCAAGGGTATCCAGAACCTCTTCGAGGAGCAGTATGTTCCGCTCAACGTATCTGGCAAGAAGAAGATCAAAGAGGCTCAGGCACACGTTGCCGAACTCGAAGAGACTCTCAAGAAGCAGATCAATGAGAACATGACGCTTTCTGACCGTGCTGAGAAGTATGCAAAGCGCGCACTAATCGCTGAGAAGTCTGTCGGACTCTCTACCGAGGATGCTGCCAACGTGAAGAAGTTCTTCGCCGAGAAGTCTTTCGCTACTACTAAGCAGGACATCGATGCTTACTGCGGAATGCTAAGAGAATCCGCAAGAAGAATCACAGAAGCTCGTGAACAGGCTATCCGCGAGTCGAAGGTTCCCACAAAGGAATATCGCTCTCTAGTGGCAGAATCTGCTGCAAAGAGACAGCCAGCTAAGCCAGCGTTCGTTCCAAAGTCTATCACAGAAGATAGCACGCCTGACTTCGTAAATGAACGTATCAAATCACACAAAGAGTCGAGAGAGAGAATCGACGAAAACACGGACGCATATCTGACCTCTGTGGCAAGATATTGCGAGATGTAAGAATTTTCAAGGAGTAAAAGAGAATGAAAATACTTTCTTCACAGAAGACAATCACAGAGGCATGGAGCGAAAAGCCAAATGCACTTTCTGTTGCTTCGATCGGTGACAAGTATATTCGTGCCAACACTGCCAAGCTTCTGGAGAACCAGGACCGCTGGGTAAAGAAGGGCATGAGACTTGACGAAGACTTCAGCATGGGCGTTGGTGGCGCTACTGGTCTCAACCAGGGCATTCCGCACGGCGGTCCGGGCAAGGGTGTTCTCCCGAACATCTCTATGGCCATCGTTCGTAGAGCTTTCCCAGAAATGTTCGCAAACGTCCTCGTTGGCGTTCAGCCGATGGCAGGTCCAGTATCTCTGGCTTGCGCTGTCCGTCGTATCTACAAGACGGCAGATCCTACGCAGATCATTGAAGCTGCTTGGAAGCACGTCGCTCGCTTCTCTGGCTTCACTGGCTCTACGGCTAACCGCGCTGGTGCACCAGATGCAGGTACCGCAGTTGAGACTGAGGCTGCTGAGCACTGGAAGCTAGGTGGCGATCCAGCCAAGTTTGAGAAGTGGCCGGAGCTCGGACTCATGCTCGCTACGCAGGTCGTGGCAGCTAAGACCCGTAAGGTCGGATCAAGCTTCTCTATCGAGTCTGCTCAGGACGTCGAGTCTATGCAGCACCTCGACATGATGAGCGAGATGATCAAGACCTGTCAGGAAGAGCTCGTTCAGGAAGTCGACCGTGAGACTATCGCTCACTGCAAGGCTCTCTGCACGCCGAAGATCTTCCGCTTCAAGGAGGGAACTCCGAACGGAACGTCTAACGGAAGCAACCAGGGCGGATTCGGTGACGGTTGGAACGGCCGTTGGTCTCAGGAGAGACTGGCTAACATCGTCGCTAAGGTGATCGCAGCTTCTAACAACATCAGAACCAGCACTCGTACCTCTGCAGGTAACATCGCTGTCGTATCTCCGGACATCGCAACTGCTATGCAGATCGCTGCTCCGAACTTCAGCAAGATCGTCACCAACGTGAACGGTAGCTCTGCTACTGCTGCCGCAGGTACTCTGAACGGCAACATCAAGGTCTTCATCGACAACAACGCTGTCGATCCGATGACCAACATGGACAACGGTGAAGTGCTCATCGCATACAAGGGCGAAGGCCTTTCTAACTGCGGTGTCGTTTACTGCCCGTACATCACGAGCTTGACTCTTCAGGCAACTGATCCACGTGACTTCTCTCCGAGAGTTGGCGTGATGACCAGATACGCCTTTGCCGACAATATGCTCGGCGCTGAGAACTATTACAGACTTCTCAGATTCGAAGGCCTCGCAGCTCGTCTGAACGGTGAAGGCGATGAGGGTACGTGGTAATCAGAGTAAAAATTTAACACAAGGAGAATTTTGAAAATGTACAAACTACCTTCTAAGTCTCAGTACCACATTGGCAATGACAAGCAGGTCCCAGATTCTGCTTTCAACGCCAGCAGCTATCTCGATGGAATCTACACAGAGTTCGACAAGGACAACGCTCCTAACGGTTGGGCTGATGTGCAGGAGACCTTCAAGATGAACCTCCCGCAGTCTGGCTGGGGTGAACCGAAGAAGGGCGCAAGCTCTGCATTCGTCACTTCCGCTCTCTTCACTGAGGGCTACGAC